TGACTTTCGAGGCGATGGTGATGGATGGGAAGAGAGAAATGATCAAGGAGTTCGAAGATGAATATTGGCGAGCCTTTTACAAATTCGATCTCCGATCAGAGTGCATTCGCAGAGAGCAAGCTCTTGCGGCTGTTCCACGGCTGCATTACAAGGTGATTGTTGAGGATTCTGATGGAAAAGTTGTGGATGTTGATTTATGTCCAGATTTGGGTTTGGATTCTATTGGTGGAATGTTGCTTGAGAACGGGTGTTTCACCCCTTTCAAGAAAACACCCAATGGGTATGCCATTAATCCATATGAGATTTTTCATGAGGCTGGAGAGCACGGGATCCTTGGCACGCCAAGTAAAATTGTTAAGCGATTGGAGCTTTTCTACAAGCGCATTGCGAAAAGGGTGTGTCCAACCACATTTCAATCGATTGTTGGTGCGTTCAGTTTTGGACTGTCAAAACCAAAGACACAACATGGGACAGATGTCAGCAAGAAACTTGAGAGAGGTTTTCAGCTGAAGATTTTGGTTGCTTCGCGACTAGATCATGACACCTGCCACATTGATCAGCGTGCTTATTGTGATAAGTATGTTGACAAGAAAGTGAATGCGTTGTTTTACGATTATCTCATGTTTGAGTTGGGTGTGAAACCTGGTAAAATCACAACGTCAGTTCAAGAACAAAATGCAGTCGAACAGAACACACTGATGATGGCACTAGCTAAGTCTGCAACTGCGGGGTCTTTTGAGAGCGCAGTGAACATCGCTCAGATGGCTTTTGCCAGGGAAAACACGGTCAATATTAGCCCGTGGTGGACAACGAGCCCCTTTGCACTCAAGTGGCTTTTCGAGTTTCATGTCAAGCATGCCATGAGCAGAGGGGGTTTTCGGCAAGCCAAGCAATAATACGGCGCACGTTTTTGCTTGGCTATGACATTATGTGTGCCAATCCGAAATCTGTTCGCGTGATTGATCCCTGTGTCAAGATGGGTGACATGGCACGCGCACAGTACATTGAACAGGTTCGTACAACACAGATTGTACGTGTGTATGCTGGGCTGTATTTTGTGGACAAGGCTACTTCACTACAGCTCCTCTCTCCCTATGTACCGAACCTGAATGTGCCAAGCAATGTTGTGGCTGGTTTTAGCCACCGGGTTGGAACGCAGATGCCGCCGAGAACAGAGGAGACAAAGCGATTCTTGGATTTTGCCAAGGCAACTGTCTTAAAGAAATTTCCGCAGATCACGGAAGGAGATGTGCCCGAACTCGCTGAGTTCCTTGATGGATCACACTATTCGTCAGAAAAGTGTGAGTACTTCAAGGCTTTGCGCAGGGAGCTAAACCGGGTGTCAACTGAAGAAGCGGTTGCTGAGGGCTTCCTCAAGGATGAAGATTATGAGAAGTTTGGCGTCCCACGATGCATTGTGCATCCGCCAGACAAAATCCAGACATTCATGATGCCACTTGTGCACGCGATTGACAAAGCCGTGTTTAGGATGCCGTGGTTCGTGAAAGGCACGGATCCGAAAACATGGCCAGAAAGGCTTATGAATTTGTTTGGTCACACCCCAGTTATTGAGACTGATTTTACGAGCATGGAAGCACATCATTTTGGTGTGTATGCAGACTTTCTTTACTTCTGGATGCTCCATGTTGCAAGGGGTGTGCATTTACCTTGTGTGATGCGAGATGTGTTGGCATACTGGGTCAAAGGAATGAAGCGCGTTCGTTTCAAGACTCAGCATGTGAAGTTCGAGATTTTGGGTCGGCTTTTCTCAGGATCATTGTGGACTTCGTCTGCGAATTCAGTTTTGAATTTCATGCTCATGCTTTATGCAAGCTTGCGCGTCAAGTACCCAGAGGCAACTAACGCTGAGCTTCTTAGGCACGTGGATGAATTCAGAGGCGTTTTCGAGGGTGATGATGGTCTCACTGAGGACATTGGCTTTAAGGACACTACCATTTTTCAGGATTTGGGAGTGGTCATAAAGCTGCCAGAAAGGGGAGAAGCCAAACCATTCTACAAATCACATTTTTGCCAGCAGGTTGTTGATATTGAGACGATGAAAATCTGTCCCAACCCATTGAGGATTTTGCGGAAGTTCTTTGCACTCCCGCGAAATTTCGTCTCAACAAAGGACATATCATGCAAGGCATACCTCAGGGCCAAAGCACTGTCGTACAAGTATCTTTACCCAGATGCTCCAGTGATAGGGCCTGTTATGGATTGGGTTCTGGGAAGGACCAAGTCTCTCGACATCCGGAAATTCGTGCCCTGTGTGGACAGTTACCGGAGGGAGTTCGTTGAGAAAGGTCAGTCCGGGCAAGTATGGAAAAGTCCAGCAATCGTGCCACCAAGCATGCGCGTTTTGATGGAAGAGGTTTTTGGCTTGGGTGAGGTCGTTCAACGCCGTATTGAGGATGCACTGGATGCAGATTCAGATGTGTTATCAGTCGACTTGGGTGACTTAATTCAGGATGGAGACTTCAACTATGTGACAAGATTTGTTGTTCCAGAGTACATGAACATACGGACCCCAGTGAACATTGGAAAGGGAGAGCGGCTGACCAAGATGAAGTGCGTCAGTCGGGATGTGGTTCCGTTCGAACCGTCAATCTACTGAGAGGGCTTTACAATATCTCAGCTAGGTTGTCCACACCCCGAGGGAAAT